GTTTAAATCCACTGGTGTTTATCTCCGGGGCTTCCGCGTCACCCATTGCGGCGATCCGGACTACGTGAGGACTCTCTACCGATACTATGACCTGCTGTGCGGGCTCCTCAATTTTATCTTTGTATAAAATATAACCCATGTGGGCTCCTTTCTGGCGCTGTTCTGGCCGCGCCCGCCATCTGATTTACTTCGTCAAATAGCAATTTAAATGGTTTGAAATTTGCATCAATATCAACATCTGTTACTCTATTAGTGGCGAATAAACAGTCCTTTTTAGGCTCCTTGTCTGACTTTGGATTGCCAAACAATGCAAATGTATTTGGGGTGTTTGCAAATTGTGATTGGGCAGTTAGTGTAAGATTTGCAAGTAATAGCAAGTTTTATGCATATCAAATTGCAAATGTTAGCAATGATGCAACATTTATATTAAATTTTGTTGTGGCATATAAATAATTAATTAATCCAAGGTATTGGGCTGCTTCTTCAAATAAATCTCAATCTGACAAATATGAGAAACTGGCAGAATAATACCGTTCCGTTGATGGGTTTAATATTATCGTACCATTAGATTTATTAATATAAATATTATGATTGTTGCCGCTTGTACCACCTGTTGCATTTGCTCTAACATACGCATTTTTAGGGTAATATGTCTTTGCAATATTGGTAATGATTAATGATCCGCTAGACTGCTCAGATGTAATTTGTACGCCTATTGTGACAAATACCCTGTTACCAATTTTGGAAATGCTATTATCGGAACTCCACGATACACAATTTACTAAAGTCAAATCGGCATCTTGGTTTAACTTGCCATTTAACTCAGTAAACCCCTCCTTCACAGCAAGGGCATCCGGGGTATACCCAGATGCCGTAGTTACCATTAAATCCGCATATGATTTGATCCGCTTGTCCAGCCAAGGCTTAATTCCTTTCGTCCAAAACCTGTTTAACAGGCCTGTTGTTATTACTTTCATTCGTCTCCTCCTTATGCGAATAATCCATCACCTGCTGCCAGTATCTTGCTCACAGCATTCTGCACAAATGCTGTAGTTGCGATCTGGGTTGTGTTTGTTCCCTCTGCTGCCGTAGGTGCTAAAGGCTTTCCTGTCAAGGTATGAGATGCCAGCGGTGCCTTCTTATCAAGTTCCGCCTTTACCGCTTTGTTCTGCACAGGGTTCGTAGACGTTGTGCTCAGTGCTGTATCTACTGTGGTTTGGCTTGCTCCTTCACTTATTCCCTTAAGTTTTTCTTTTTCCTCCGTCGTATAATCATTGGACGAGAGCCCCTTCCCGGACTCCTTTCGAACAAATAATTCCGTGACCTTCTCAGCAAAAGCTGTAGCAAATTTTGATAAGTGACTCAGTGTTACAAATGACATGACTTTTTTCCTCCTAATTCTTAAATGCTTCGTCTACACTGTTACTTATTTTTCTTCTGTTATCTCTTCACTCTCTCCACCTCCTGAACCATCATCTATAAAATAACCGCCAAGGATATTGTCAATATCCTCCGCGGTTGCTTCCGAAACATACCCTGTAACATATTCTTTCAGATCATTTTCAACTTCTTTTTTTGTTGCTTCAAGATCTTCTCCATAATTACTCGGTACTATAATTGCGCTCTTTGATTCATCCACTGTAACATAATATTTCTGGATTATTAGTATCGGGTTATTACCATTATAAGTTGGTAAGAAATCTGCTACATCTGCCACCGCAATACTGTAAAGCACCTCCGTATCACTTTTATCATCTTCCTGCGCAAAAACAGCTATTTCTCTGATGTAATATCCGGCTGATAATGTCTGCGTGTCGTCATGGTTTGTGATACTGGCCTTCAATTCTACGCTCGTATCATCCTGATATTTTATAGAATCGAATGCAAACGACTGCTTATGAGATTTAAGGCTGGTTATTTTTCTTAACTCTTCAATCCCTTTCTCGCTCTCAGAATATTGTCCATCACCAGTTGACATTCTGGTAAACTTGATCTTGCAAAGTCCTGCCTGCGCTTTATTAAGCAATGCCGCCCCATTTTGTGTCATAACTGCATTTCTATACTGTGCCATTTCTTTTCCTCCCTATTTTTGAAAGATAGCTTGTGCCACGATAATCTGATTGTCTCCTATAAGTGTGTGCGTGTTCTGTCTTAATGTTTTTTCATTGACAATCTCTTGAAAAATAACAGGTGCCACAATGATTTGATCTGTTCCTATAAGTACCGAAGTATTCTGCCTTAATGTTTTCTCACCTACAACCGTTTCCAGCTTGGAGCGCGTATTCTTTACCTTTTCCAGCATATTATCGAATTTAGAGATCATATCCTCTGTAAATGTGGCATTGGTATATACCTTAAAGTAAAATGGTTCTCCTCCATAATCGAACCATTCTTCTACTCTTCCTTCGCCAAATACAGATGTTATAAGCTCCTCAACTGCTGCCGGTGTCCCCGCTTTTCCGTACCAGATCAATGTATTTTTAACAAGTTTTCGTTTTGCCTCAACATCAAGAAGGACATCATAATATTGCGTATCAAGCTCTTCTGCCAGCATATCAAGCACATCATCATCCGCTACATCAATGGCAGCATACACACTGGTTGTCCTACTGTATTCCAGTAGTCTCCTCATTGCTCCCTGTAGTGCATATCCAAGAGCTATATTTTTCGGATCGCTCGTAAATGCTTCTGGAAGAATGTCTATAATATTACTGTCCTGCAGCTTAATCATCTTCAAGCCCTCCATACTTCACCGTCACAGTACCGGTTTTCGCAATAGTACCCTTGTCCAGCGCTGTAAATTCCGGTGCTATAATAACGGTTCTTTTTGCTCCAGCTTCCATGATCTTCTGAATAAGATATGAAGGGTTGATATCTCGTCCGATTTTTCCAGTCTGCCAGGCATTATAACTATTTACTGCTGCTGCAATATTTTCCTGAATGGATGCTACCGATGCCTTCTCACCGGACGAAATATAATAGGTAAATTCTACATCATAGGTTTTTGACACTGGTGCTGATACCTCAATCTTGTCCGTGAGCGGTCGAATGTCTCTATCCATCAGAGAATCTGTAACCTTCTGAATAAGAGCCGGATCCGGCATCCCGGCTTCAGTAGTAAATATTACTTTTACAACTCCCGGAGTATCCGACCGTATAACCACGTCACTGATGCTCTGATCAATTTGTTTCACAAAATATACATATGCTCCCGTAGGTCCTGCTGTAGAATATGATTTTTGTATGGTATAAGCTCTTTCCTTTAGGCTATCATCATCCTCAATATCAGATCCTCCGAATGTCTGTGTCGTATTTGTCACAGCAACAACATACGGAAGAGAATTGACGATTGTTCCAAACTCTCCTATTGCGAAATTATTTCCAAGGCTCCCTTCTTCCGTGCATGTTGCAGACACACTTACCGAAATTTCTCCGGCTTTTATTTCCACATATTCGTCCGTGGCAAAAAACACATTATTACCATTTGTTGCTCTGGTTCCCGCCGGAATGCCTACTACAGATGCAACAGGCTCACTGATAGAAAACTGCAATGTTGTCGTCGCTGGTTTTGCCTGTTGCCTCTGAATCCCACGAATCGCAACAAGGTTGTCAAGGTATTCTCCCCGCGCATATTTCAGAAAACTAACCTTTCCCGCGTAATCTGCATACTGCATAGCCTGATAAATTTGAACGGCACAAGCATACATAATAAGCCGGTGCGGATCAGCCTTTGCAAGTGCGGCCTCTTTGTTAGTGATCTCTTTATATTTGCTCTGATAGTCATTAATCATTTGCGTGAGAACATCTTCTATCGTTGAATTATCAATAAAGGAAATATCAGGGAAATTATCTGTAACCATGTCATACCTCCGCCTTCACAAAATGAACGTGCGGGATGAGTTTTCCATCTGTGTTTTCCTCATACCACACGTTATCGGCCTCTACCCTTGCTTCGTAGATGCGTACCTTTTCAATTATTTCAAGTGCCAACATATTTCTGGCTATATTAAGCGGGTAGCCTAATACATGGTCTACATCAATTCCAAACTCTCTGTCTAACGGTTGGCTTCCCGCACGAACGGAAAGAAGTGTCTCAAGGCACTTTTTAATGTCCACAAATTCATCCGGTGAAAAGCCATCACCGTCCAAATCTACAATATAATTTTCCATGAATGCCTCCTACACATATTCTTCCAGGTTAAGCGTTACATTTGCCTCTACCAGAATACCGTCTCTGATAATGGTATCCCACGTTTCACTGGCAGAGGTAATTCTCCACTTATTCCTTCCGACCGATCTCCCGCCAATTACAAGTGGATAATATTCCCCTCTCTCGACAGCATCTGCAATCCGCTCCAGCGTTACCCGTGGTCTCACGCCATGCATAGAAGATAGAAAAATCGGCAACGCAATACTTGCATTTCCTGCCCCCAAAAACTCTGATTTCGTTTTTCCTCCTATTGCATCATGCGTAGCCCATCTGCCCTTCACGGTTCTTTTCATTTTGTCAAAAGTAAGGACTTTGTCTGAGCTTACCTCAAAGGTAATCAGGCTTCCTAAATTACCTACTACTGCCATAGCCATCCTCCTATATCGTATGCGAAATGCCAAGCTGATCCTCTATCCGTTCCAAACGCTTCATAATCTCCTCTGACGTAATCGTTCCATAGGCACACTTAAATATCAGATTACCATCAGTCTCTATGGTAACCGTGGATGCTTTGACCGTCGTATCGGTATCAACTACAA